TGTGACAGGCGGCTGAATTCGGCATCAAAGACGTTTTTGACCTTGCTGCCCGGCAATTCAACTGTGATCTGGGCGGTATAGGTTTCGGAGAGTGCGATTTTGAACATGGTAATTTCCTTAGGTTTTGGAGTACACGGCCTCGGCTATGCCAGGCTTAGGTTATGGAGTACACAGCATCGGCTGTGCCAGGCTTAAATTATGGAGTGCACAGCCTCGGCTGTGCCAGGCGCAACCGAGGCTGTGCACTCCAAAACTTACAGACAAACGATGCTGAATTCGTCGTTGCCCGCACTGGATAAAAACGCCATGTTCATTTGCAGCATCTCGATATTATCGGCCTCGGATAACTGCATCGCATGGAGCTGGGTGACGGGACCGTTGATTTGTACCTTCTGGCCAGCAGTGATGCCGTGCAGCAGGGTAAATGCCCCGGGTGTCGCATCCTTGCAGATCGTATAAAAATCCTTGGTCGCTACGGCCACATCCTCCAGCGTGATACTGCCAGTGGTCGTGCGGTCGGTCATTTGCACCGATTCGTTGTTGATCAGCGGGCGATAGACCATCTTGTTCCCCACGTCAAAACTGAAGTCGGCGATGTTGGCCGCCAGACCATGCAGGATAGCGGTCGTCACGCCGGGCGCGACCCCCAGCGGTTGCTTGAATGCCCCCAGAGCGGCGGCAGGTATCGCGGCGTCTATGGCAGCCCGCGACAAACCGATAAAGCTGAAGCTCCACAACGGATTACCCTTAGAGAACTTGGCCTTGACGTTGCCACGACAGCCGGTAATGATGTGCAGCCTGCCGTCAATATTAAGATAAAACGACAGGGATTGTTCCGCAGCGGAAACAGGGGAATAAGTCACTGAGGTTGCGGCAATAATAGTTTCGGCCAGTGCGCAGCCTTTCATCAACATACCCCAGGCGGGTGCCGTACCCAACACCCCAGAGGCGGCGATTTCCACATCGAAATCAATAGTTACATGGGTATCGGCAATGACTTTGCCCTGGTTGGAGAAATACGGCGTGATGACCTTGCGGTCTATCTCGGTCGCATTGAGCGGGTTGATCTTGACGTTGGATACCAGCATCGCATTGGCCGCGCTGGTCGGTGACGAGTAGGTGGCGTAGGTGACTTCAGTCTTGGCCAGCAAGACCTGTTTGAGTGAGCGGATTGCCATTTCTTAAACTCCTTGAGGTGGATCAATCGGGGCTGGTTTTTTGGTTTTCAAAACCGGGTCAGGTGCAATAGGCGCAGTCGAGACTGCGCACTCCAAAGTTGGCTCTTCAATGCGAGTACGTTTACCTGTCTTTGGGTCAAGCATATAGCTACCGCCTTGCCCTGAAAATTCGTCGTCATACATGGTGTTATCTCCTGTCAAATTCCGTGGTGTATTCGTCCTGCCACCACAATTCATTATCCAACAAGCCCAACAGCTTGCCACTACTGAAGACCAGCGGGCTATGCAGCTCATCGGGCAGCCAGCCAAACAGTGCCGCATCCGTCTGGGCGCGCAGTGCGTCCATATCGCTGCTGGCAGCGAGCCCCGTTCCGTCGCGCATATTGCGCACCATCAAAACCACGGCGATACGCGGCGTGCGTTTCTGCGCTACCAGTCCGGTCATATAGCGCGCGGGGCCGCCCGCCTCGGCCACGGTCATCACAAAAGCACAAGGATACTGGCCTTTTATCTCGGCGCGTGCGCCAGCCAGATCGAGCGCCGACCCCACCCGCCTCAAGTCCGGAACCTGTGCCCGCAAGCGAGCGATAACCAGCTCGCGCAACATCACCAGCTTCCTCGCGCCGGACGGCTAAAAGCCGTCGCCTGTGAGTTGATCACCGCACCGCCATTCACGGCGACGGGTTGACTGGCCTGGTCAATACCGAGTGAGGCGACCCCCCGAGCCACATCACGCAGCTTTTTAATCGCATCGTCGTAGCGTGCCTTGACTGCGTCCGTGGCGCGAATGTCGAACAGCCGATAACGGGTAATGTCACAACTCAGGCGCACCAGCTCCTGAGAGGTTTGTGTCAAGGGTAGCGTGTAACGGCTGGCCAGAAAACCATTGATCTCCGCATCCGCATCGCGCAGCGCACCGTCTATCACGTCAGCATCAATGATGCCGGTCCGTCCCCGATCCGTCAGCTCCATCAATTCCTGGTAGCCGAAGCGGTCAATCAATTGCTGCTGGGAGGCGTACATGGTTACCCGGCAGCCTTGTCATCGGCGGCTGCCTTGTCATCATCGGCAGCCTTATCATCATCGGCATCAATTCCCACCTCGGTGACGATCAGCATCACCTCGCCCTTGAGCAGCGCAATTTCTTCCTGGCTCAGCAAGGCCAGCGGTATAACGGTTGCCTCTTTACTAAAGGCTCTCCCGCCGCGCCGAAACCCTTCCCGCTGGGAAACGATACTGAGTGCCTTGTGGCCTACGCCGTCGTCGCGAACAGCACGGGATTTTTTAATGGTTGCCATATTTACCTCCTCACTACTCACTATTGGATGAGGCACGGCGCACCGTGCCTTGATTATTACGCTACCGTGCCGTCAGAGCCATAACCCAACTGCCAGAACCCGTAACCGCCTGCGGCGCGCGCTTCTGCGCCGAATTTGAATTTCTTGCGGCTGAAAACGTCATCCGATTGTGGGTCAACCTGCTCGACAAACACAGGGGCTTTGCGTTCCTGGTAGACGAAAGGCTTGACGGCTTGCGAGGTATCGAGCAGGAACCATGCAGTATCCGAAGTCAGGCGCGCATCTACCACGACCTCAAAGGTGCCGCGATAGGGGTTGCTGTCGTTGACGGCAAGAAACTCGCTGTTACGCAGTTTCAGTGCGGTGGTCTCCAGTGCGGGCGGCACCAGCAACACATTCGGCATGATGTTCAGTGGACGGCCTTCATCGTCCTTGAACTTGCGCATCGCAAGGCGAGCTGCGCCAAAACTGGCATCCGCTGCCGCACTCGATGCCGCCGACAAAACTTTAGTGCCTTTGTTTGATACCGACACGCCTTGCACAGGGTGGTCAGTATCAAAAAAGAACTGACCGTCAAAACAGATCGCCGAAAAACTGCCGTTGACCAGATCGGAGACGATTTCATCCGGCAACTGCTTGGCGGAAAAGCCTGCCATATGTGCCTGGGGCGCGTAGATGCCCAACTGGTCGTCCTCGATGTCATTGCGATCCACTTCGATGGTGGCTTCCCAATCCTTGTTGGCGATGCTGTACTTAAAGGCTTCCAGCGCCTTGACGTTCTTGTCACCGACCCAGGCGCGCATCTTGGGGAACTTGGATAACCAGGCGTAATCGTTCTGCGTCGTGGTCGAGGTGATTTTCATGGCGACCTTGTCCCAGGTGCTGGGGGCGGCTTCAAACGCATTGTTGAAGGTAGTCTTGAGGCTGATGAACAGCGTCGAGAGGTTGGCTTTATTGACAATCATGTGATTCTCCTGAGATTAAAATTACAACACCCAAACGCCATCGGCTTCCACGCCCTGTACGATACCGGCTGCGGAACGCGTGCCTGCGCCATTCGTCGCGGCGACCGTCTGATCATCCGCGATATAACAAAGTTTGCCCTGGCTGGCCTGGGTAACCAGATCGGCAGCCAGATTGGCAAATTTGAAGGCGATTCCACGGCGCACCAGTGCCGTTTTGGCGCTGGCAGCGCCTCCCGTGTTGTCGGTCTGCTCTTCAGCGCGCCCCAGATACGTCAGGGTCGCCGCCGTGGCACCGGGGGTGGCCAGACCGGCAGCATTAGCCGCCACCAGCGCACCAGCATAAATTTTCACGCCAGCCGCGACCGGCACGGCCAGCAGCAAGCCATCTTTAAACGGGGTATTACGGTCAGCAACGAGTGCAGTCATAGCGTTCTCCTGGTAAGGTCAGTTAGTAGGCTGCCAGCGCAAGCGCAGCTTTGGTTTTTTTGAAATCTTCCGGCGAGGTCCCCATACAGCGACACATCGCCAGCTCGGACTCGGTCAAAACGGCGTTCACGTTGTCTGCGGGTGACACGCCGCTGGTCTGCGTCCCCTTGAGTGCAGCGACAGCGGTGGCATTGTCCAGATGCTGCCGGAGCAAGCCCAGATTCGACTTGCCGAGTTCGCGTGCCCAGCCTTCCTGCGCGGGCAGCAACTTGCCCACCGACAGGGCAGCGACCACCAGCCCGTCAATCTCGCCCGCAAGCTGCGCCCCGCGCAAGGCGGCCAGCTCGGTTTGCAACGCACTCATCACCTCGACCGGGACAAATTTCGCCGGGTCAGGGACAGCCCCCTTGAGCGCGGCAATCTGCACATCCTTGGCCGCCAGCAGACCGGGCAGGCTAAAGCTGGCAGCGGCGGCTTCCGTGGCGTTATCCGCCTTGATCAGCGCGACCGCCTTTTGCAGCTCGGCGGTAATTTCCTCCGCCGTAGCGAGGGCAGGCAGATTCAACATCCAGCGTAATTGCTCCAACAGCTCATCAACATCCATGGTAAGGCTCTCCTGTGAGATGGTTTCGGTAAGTAAAAAATGCGCAGCGGCACGGCTCAGCACATCATCCATGCCATCAATACAAGCGTAATTAGTGAGGGCGGCGGAATGCAGCCCCCGGATGCGCCCGGTGCCTTTCTCGTAAAGGATCACAGGCGAAATATATTTATATTCCTCGTTGTCTATAAAGGCCTGGGCGGGGGCTGTCCAGCGCACTTTGGCGAACAGGCCTTCACCTTCTGACCAGCGCAGTGCCGCACCGGAAAACCAACCGGCGGCGGGTGCGGGCTGACCATTCTTTTCAGACAGCAGGGTTTGATGCTCGTAGTCAACGACAAAGTCGTTCTGCCGCGCCGAACAATAAGCGATGACTTCAGCCGCAGCAGCAGCATCCATGACCCAGCTGTCCGCATCTTTCGGGCGACCATCAATGCCGCGAAATGTGCCCGCTGGGGTAAGCTGGATTTCACCCGCCGAATTTAGCCGCACCGAACAGGCGGCAACGGCAAAACTCAACGAAGATTGTTTGGGTTTGGATTTCATGGTTGGCATTGTGCCAACCGGGGGAGGGGGTGTTAAGGCGGAACAGGTTCCGCCGCATAATCATATTCGGGAAGGGTCTTTTAATCTAACTTAAACTCAGGCAAGCGGCAAGCGAATTTGCCGGGCAGCGGGGGTGTGCTCAATAACCTCCAGAATACTGATCTCCTGGCGCAATACACCAGAAGCGTCCAGGTAATGCCTACGCTTGATCAATACTCGAAAAATATCGTTTTTACCAAAACGTTCTTCATCTTTATCAACGCGGCTTAAAAAAAACTCGTCCAGAATAGCGGCATAAAAAGCTGAGGCTCCATCTGAGAACCGCCATTTATTATCATCTTTGAAGACGACAGCGACCAATTGCAAACGCTCTTCCGATTCAGATTCAGAAATGGTTTGCTCAGTAGCATCTGGTGCGGCAAACCAGCATGACTCACTATGTGCAACAGTTACCTCAATAGTGCTATCTGTGCCGCTGGCAAACAGATCAACACCATTCCGCGATAGCGGTTCACGTATTACGCCATCCAGCGCGCGACGTGTTTCTATATCCATCAGCAAATACAATACCTGCAATTCAATTTCTAGCTCATCCTCATCCACAATGAGCTTTGCATGGCTATCTGACCTGACTACCTGTGTGATCGTGCGACCGCGCAGCCACTTGATTACGCCAATCAACCCTTTCCCGGCATCTTTTCCGGAAAGGCCGAGCATTGACAACAAGCCTAATATAGCAACAGCTTCACGGGTATTAAACATATCCACTACGCCACGTACCCAACCTTGTAGTAGTACCAAATCAATGCCAAAACTACCCGTTTTAAATGACCCCTTAACGCTGACAGATATTCTTGAATCGGCACCGCTCAGCACGCGGTTAGCATGTTCAAGCAAGTCACCAATTGCATGAAGTGCAGGAGCGAGTTGCCTGACTTCCATTTCATGTGAAGTCAGCGCGGGTCCGTCATAGGTAATGCGTAAAGTACTCATGCCGGAATTGTAACCCTGAATATCTATTCTGAATAGGAATAGAGGCCGTTAACCCCCCGTTAAAAACCATCCTCAAATCTTTTTGATACATCCGCCGCAAGTGCGGGGGGGTAGTGCCTTAAATCGCATCCTGCGCGGTTTGGAGATTTTTAGCCTTGCAGGGCTTTTTTCAGATGCGCATTGATCACGGCCACGATGTCGTGTGCCTCGTCCGGGTAGAGTTGTCCGGTCACAGTCAC